ATCATACATACGGTTGCGCATGTTCAGGATTTCCTGGCCACCACTTCGCTGTTGCATAGAAATGTCACCAAAACTCTCCATCTCCATCTTCTGAGGAACACCGAGGGGTATATCGAAGTTGTTATTCTGTATTTCTATAGGAGCTTTGGCTACTGGTTTTTCAACACCCCTCTCAATCACAGGGGGTGGAACAGACTTAGTACTCAAAGTTCGACCGGCATATACTAGACCGGCCACAGCCATGATCGAAATGGGATCAGCCATTCTTACTTCTTACCGACATTTTTATTAGCGTACCTTTGCTGAAAGAGACCGTTCTGAACTTCGGCGCGAGTGCTCGCTGGTTCATATCGCATGGTACGGAGAGGAGTCTTACACTCCATGTTGGACAGTGGGAAGAGATTACGCTCATAGGTTTGGACGATATTCTTGTTGAAACGGGAAGTGGTTTGGGGACGGAGTTGGTCACTCGTATCGATATATTGGGCTGGTGACCCCTTACCAGCCATGTATGGAGCAGTCCCATACAACATGGTGTTAGGGCGGCACCCACCACAGTTGAGAGTACTGGGCTGAGGATACACAAAAATTTCATCCGTCGCCAAGACTGGTGGGATAGCACCCTTGTTTTGAACTCTAGAAAGGCCAGGCTGGAGTTGATACGCCATTTATTATTACATAAGAATTTTAATCTAACTGAAGGTTCCGCCACCACCTCGCACACTTCCACCACCACGGGGACCCCTGATGTCACCATCCCCACCGAGACCCGCGAACGCCTCGAGCTGGACCCCACGGGCGTCTGGGTTGCAGTAGCCGGTATCACTCTTACACATTGGACCATTCTTGGGACCATACAACCACTCCGCGAATGCCGTCTGATCCCCTGAGATTTTCGTCACTGGGTTCGACACGAATTGACGATCCACCCCATTACGCATGTACTTGGGGAGGGGTGATCTTGAACGCCCACCATCCATAGGAATCTGACCACTTGTGTAGTTATTCACAAAAGGCTTGACACTAGGATAATAACACGCTTCTAACCTATTAGGGGCATCCGTGAAATCGGTGATGAGCACATTACCCATGGGGTTGTCCTCGGTGGGCATCTGACACTGGGATTCACCTTCAATGGTATATCCTATGGTGTCCTTTACCATATTCGACCTATAAAGAACAAAGATGACAGAGAGAACCATTGCACCTAAAACAAATATCCGTGGATCACGGCGAATGAGATAAATGAGACAACTCGCATAAATGACAAAACGAGAGGCGGCGTTAATACGATCTTCTGGGGTTTGCTCATTTATGGGCCAAAATTGTGAAACCTTATCAGCTCTGATGAGCTGCTGAGGATCATCAAACCAAACTTTCATTTAATATATATTGAGGTTTATTTTTTAGGTAGACTACCAAGCATGTTTCCCATCATCTTCATGAGAGCATCCTGGTTGAGGTCACCGTCACCGTCTTGCATTTTATCGGCACATTCCTTCGCGATATTCTCAATCATCTTTAGGGTATCATCAGGGATGGAAGTGATTGTCGTACCAAGCATGTATAGAGTTTGGAGATACTGCCAAGTTGCAGACCTGGTAGCGGCAGACATGCGCTCCCAATAAGACTTGATATTGAGTTCCTTGAGGAAGTCGATTGTATCAATCTCAGTGAGAAGGAATGACTCATCCTTCGTGGAAATCTTATCCGCATAAGGGGTGACTCCCTTCATGTAAGCATCCACAACAAGACGTGGGTTGGTGGATTTGAGTAAGTCGAAAGACGTCATCATCTTCTTAATGCCTTTTTCCTCTGGAAAAGTCTTGTGCAATTCCACAAGAAATTGACCCATCATATCATTGAATGCAGTGACAGATGCCATTTTCTTATTCTAGCGTTATAATCTTTAAGTTTAGAAAGGATCAGAAGAAATCGACTCCTTCTGTCCAATACCACCTGAAACGATGAAAAATACGAGAATCGCATTAAGGGTAGCAGGTTTGGTGTATTTATTAAGTTCTAATTTACCTTCATTGTTGAGGTGCGCCTTCAGGTGAATGTAGGCCGCAGTGATACCTCCAGCGATAAGAGCAGCACTCATGGGATCACGAAGATAGTCGGAGAGTTCCATTTAATTATACCGGGGATTTTTTGTACGCTGCTCAGGTGCGTCTCCAAAGAATACGTCATCATCATCGGATTGAGGTTGGGTCTGGGCCTGGGCCTGGGCCTGGGCCTGATGTTGAGGCTCCATTTCTTCCATCGGTTCTGGTTCAGGGGCTTGAACACCTGGGACTGTTTTGAACTCGTTTTCTAGACCAGTGGGCTCTGGGTCGGGAGCACCAATGGATTCTGGTTCCATCTCTGGTTCTGGTTCGGGATAGGGCTCTGGTTCAGGCTCACCATCGAATACATCTGGGTCTGCACCATCGCGAATTTCCCCATCTAAGGAGATGTCACGAGAATCTTGTGACATGTAGGTCTGGAGAATCTGTTGCACGGGGATGAGTTCCTTAACTGTATTCTCGATACAGAGTGTAAATCGCGTAGTGAGCTTATCATCCCTCATATATTCGCTCTGCTCATCACTGAAAATGTAAGGGTCTCTGTAGAGATCCTTGGCGATATTATTGTAGCACGTCTGGATGAAAACTTCCTCAGTTGGAAGTCTGAGGGAAATCTTCTTATTGTCCGCCTTGAGACGAACCGCAGAGAGGATCTTTGTGCAGGCAACAAATACAGCGGCTAGAAGGTCATTAAACCATGCACAACGGTTAGTGATGTTATCCGAATGGTTCTTAGACATGGCGTTAGACCAGTTGGGAACTTCCTTGAGAAGCTTCTGGAACATAATCAGAACCTTACGACCTTTAGACAAATTCGTAGCTTCGTTATGCATATCCTGAAAGACTTCAATCATGGGTGAGCACATGATGAGACACATCTGTCCAAGGTACTCCTTTTTCGCTTCGACCAATATATTGAGGTTGTCCATTTATGATTAAAGTGGTTTTAAAATTGAGATTTTACTACGCACTCCCCCTGTATTTATTTGCAATCTTCTTGAGGTTCATGAGATTTGGGAAGCTCGTATCTTCCTCCACCCGTTGTTTCTTTTCCTTTTTCTTTTTGGGAACGACCCAAGAAACATAAATATCATGATCACTCACGAGTTGAACAGTAAATCCACCAAGTACGAATTGCCTGGCGATGTATCTCGCAGCTGCACTTCGATCAAACACTGGATAGCCCAGTAGAAACCCTGGAACTGTTAAGAATATCTGTTTGTGACCAAGTTCTACCGACTGTTTAATTTTTGAAGAAAACTGTTCGTAAATTCTCGTGTAAATTTCTTTACGTATTTGCTTTCTTTTATCATCAATCTTAGTGACATCATCGATGCTGATCATTACAATTACTGCAATTTATTTTTTACCGAATCCAACTCAGCCTTGGTTGGGACCGCCACCTCTTTGACAATTTTGTAATCGAGAAACTCTTTACCAGGGGAACCATCAGAGAAGGCCTTCACATCACTAGGTACCTGAACACCGAGAGGTTGGGAACGGAGAGAAATGAGAGTGACCTTACCACTCTTTTCAACCTCATAGGAAGCAACAACAGAGAAACCAAATGAGAAACCACCTTTCTTCACAGTCATGAACATACACTCGTAGATGTCCTTCTCATCACCCTTATAATGACGAACCGTAGTCGTCTCGATGATATACGTGCATAGACCTGTACGCTTGGAGATTTCCTTATTGGCTTGGAGTACAAACTCTTCCATGTTGTCATTATCAACACTTGCTTCAACCTTTGTATATTTAGAAAGGTCTGGTCTGGGATCGTCAAGCTTCACAACTCCAATTGGTTTTGTGTACCCTGAAAGACCAAACGCCTCAGTGAAAGATTCGCGGGAAGTTGTCAGATAAATCACCAATACGAGAAGAGTGATCACGATAAAGTAATTCATATTTACTATAATGCGTTAATTTTTTTTTACAAAATACCCTATAGATAATAGATGTCGCTCCTGATCTTTAGTCCAAGATGCAAACACTCTATGGATATCATCGAGTACATTAACAAAGTTCCCCAGCTGAAGCAATTGGTAAGTTATCATAATATCAATACACAGGGTATTCCACAAAACTATAAGAACAAGATCGACCGTGTCCCCACGATGCTCACGAAGAATGGTAAGATCCTCGTAGGTAACGAGATCAAGAACTGGCTCGATTCTCTCTTACCGAAGAAAGATGTTGAGAATGGCTCGATTGGTGGTTTCGGTGGGTCTATGTTCAGTCTTGAGGGTGGTGATAACAACTCGGATATGTTTCGTCTTGATGATTATGGACAATCCCTCCAACCTGCGATGACAAAGGAATTAGAAGAAAAGATTAACCGTGAAGTATCGAAAGGTGTGGCGTATACAGATATAAAGATGTAACACACATATCATAATAGATATGAAACTTGTGACGATACAAGCTTCTGCTTTTAAATCTACATTCGAGGTACTAAAGGATATCCTTAATGATGTGAATATATACTTCAGACCGGATGGAATGTATGTCGTCACCTTGGATACTGCGAGGACCTCTCTCATTGATATGCATCTTTCCGCTGATAACTTTGAAGAATATCATTGTGATCAGGAAGAAATTATTGCTGGTATTAACATTTCGAACACTTTCAAACTTTTAAAGACAATCACAAATAATGATGTTCTCAAGATGGCAATCAACTCCAAGGAATATATGGACATCGAGATTATCAGTGAGACGAAGAAGACGAATTCCAAGTTCCAACTCAAACTCTTAGACATCAATGAGAGTCGCATCGAAGTCCCTGATGTTGAGATGACGACAATAACCACCCTCCCATCCGCAGACTTCCAACGTCTCTGTCG